GAATTCACGGAAACCAGAACCTGTTTCAATGTCAGAGAATCTTTCTCCGTACTCACCTCTTGCAGAACCTTTTCTGAAGAACTTTGTACCTTTAGCTAAATACTTGTTATCCAAGATAGCCGCGTTGTTGTTGTTAACTAATTGAACAGTATAAACAAAACCATCACCTGCTGGGATAATATCATCAGCTGTAATGTAAAGTTCTAGTCCATTATACTTGTCATAAGTAATAATATCACCGTGTCCAAATGTTCTTTTGTTAATCTTGATCTTAAATGTTGTACCATCAATACCTTTATTAGCAGATGCTGGTTCAATATCCGCTACAATGTACGGAAGATCTTGTGCAATAGGAGTTTGCCACTTGTACTCACCTCTAGCGTTATCCACCATGATTGTATTCTTTCCACCGAATGATGCCATTTGATATAAAGGCATTTCTACCTTTTGGGTCATTGCCCATAAATCAATTGGTCCCATATCCATAGGCTCAGGGTTACCGAGCATTTGAGTAAGGTGATAAGAATCAACATGTGAACTTGCTTTGTAGCTTGTATCACGTAGGAAAATCCCATTATTTAATACTGGAGTTGCCATAGTTTTTCTTGTTTTTAATTAATAATTGTTTTTGTTTATATTTAATTTACTTCTAATTAAATTCGTTTAAATATGTTGGTTGGTCTTTGAATTTTTCTTGTAGAACTTTTCCTAGTAGTTTCCTTTTCAGCTTGATTAACACCTAATGATGCTCCTCCTACATTTGATTGTTCACTTTTTAATTTTCTAACCGTTTTCTCAACACTTTTCTGCGCACCTTTATCCATTATCTTAGCTTTGTAACCTGTTGGATCTTGTAATAGCCACAGTGCTTCTGAGATTAATGAATAGTTTGGTTCCACAAATTGATATTTTTCTAGTAAATGACCTAATAGATTAGTATTACGTCCACTTACTGATGGGTAATTTGGTTGAACTAAGCCATTATATAACATAGCTTGAGTTTTTCTATCTACTTTAAGATCTCCTAATTTACCTTCTTTTAATGTTTCATATACATTTTTCATGTATTCTTGAGATGCATTCTCTTGTTGTTTCTTTTTAAGATCTTGTTCTTCAAGTTTTTGAGCAACAACTTTTTCTTGCATCTTATCAAGTTTTGGTTTAAACTTATTTGCTTGAGTTTCAAGTTTACCTAAGTCTTTCCAAATTTCTATTTCTTCTTGAATATCTTCTGCAGTTCCATAACCGGTTGCACTTAAATATTCTGTAATTACTCTTTCCTGTCCAGAAACTGATTTAGTATCAATACTTTTAGTTTCTTCAACTTGACCTAAAGTAGTAAATAACCCTTTTAAATCTTTACCTCCATCTGCTACATATCTTGCAGCAATCTGAAGTTCTTGTGGTAAACTATTAAAAAATTGTTTAGGCGTTTCTCTTCTAACTTCATTAGCTTTTTCATCTAAGTTAGCTTGAATTAATTCTTCCCAATCTTTTGCAGAGTAATCTTCTAATGCTTTGTCATCATCAAAAGCAACAATTTTATCTTCTTTAATCAGTTTACTAAATACATCTGAGATACCACTAATAGATTTTCTATCTCTAGTTTCTTCTTCATCTGTATTTTCACCAGTCAAATTTTCAAAAATATCTTCTACTGAGTCAGCAGGAATATCTTTTTTACTTCCTACTTTATCTTCTACAGATTCATCAGTATCTGACTCATCTTCTTTTTCTTCTGATTTAGCAAGAACATCTGTAGCCCCATTATCATCTGGATCAGCAAAAGACATATCAGCCTTTTCTTGTAATCCAGAAAAAATATTCTTCTGTTTCTTAGTGTTATCTTGAATCATACTATCACCGCTTGGAGCAGCATTAAATATTTCATCTAAGTTAATTTCTATGTTTTGTTCTACCTTACTTTTCACAGGCCCTGTTTGTGTTATTGTACTCATAATTACGTTGGTTTTAATAATTAATACTTCTTATATAGATAATATACAAATGTTATTTTTATAATTAGCAAGTTAAACTTAAAATATTTTATAAAAGTTAAAAGTTTATTGCAGTATATAGCTAACGCTTATTTTTTATCTTTAGGATCTTTAACATCATACTTGTTTTTGTTCTCTCTAGCTATTTGTAGTTTAGTATCAGCTATCTGTTTTGATGCAGCTATTTTTTCTCTTTCAACACTTAATCTATTATTTTCTTGTGAAGATTGTGTAGCACTTTCTTGACGTTTAAAGTTCATTTGTTCTCTATACTGAGTAGTTTCTCTAATGTCTTTCATAGCATCTTGGAAATCAGACTGTTGATTTTGATTTATATCTGATTGTGATCCAAAACCAGCTGACCTAATCTCAGCAATAGTGATATCATTTTGTCTGTCTTTAGCATTTTCTTGCATCTCAGCTTGAATTTTTTGCTGATCTTCTTGAGCTTTAGCTTGAAGTTGTTGTTCTTGCATTTGACGTTGTTGAGCCATGTCTTGTTCTCTTTGGGCTTGTACTCTTGCTTCTGAATCTTTAAGTATATCAGATACCTCAGCTATAGAGTCTGCTTTAACAATGTTACCTAGCTCATATATACTAGCTCCTGTAGTATTATTAGTCAATGCCATTTGCTTTAAGTTTTCTAAGATAGCCCTATGGTTAGTCTTAGTTGTTGCAAATACATTAAAATCTCTAAGTAATAAATCTGTACCATTAATTGTAAAATTAACTTTTTCAGCTTCTGTAGATATATACTGTAACCTAATGCTTGGATTAGTACTATAGTAATATTGTGCTAAGTCAGTTCTCATTTGATGTATACGTGGCATCAAGTGATCAGAGTGTTGTACAAAGTACATCTCTGTTTGAGCATATGATTGTTGCATAGCTTGTACTACACCTGTTGCTGTTTGTTCTGATACAGCACCACCTAGACGTTGTGGGTTAATACCTATTGCATCAAAACATTGCTGTTTAAAATAGTTTGCAAGTTGAATTCTTGACATTAACCTGCTAGTCTGCTCCATGTTTAGAGTCTGATAGTGATTAAAGTTAGTAGCATTTTCAGTATTAGTAATAGATGTATCAAGAGGTAACATTTGAAAATCTTTCATTGCTACAAATGCCTTGGCATAATTGTTTTTACCCCAATCTTCACCCATTGAATGACGTGGTAAAGCATTCTGATCAAACATTATTATAGTACCTAATTCATCTATTAAGATATCTGCAATCTGATTATTAACCATATTGTATCCAACTTGATATGCTTTCATTAAATCTACTAATGAAGTAGATCTTGTATTTCTATCAGAAAATACTCTCCCTTCTACAGGTAGTTTACAACCATATAAAGAGTTATTTCCTTTAAACTGAAAAGGTAATCTACCAGGTTTAGTTCTATTAATTCCTATGTATATAGGATTAACATTACTACCCATTGAAGATTGCCACATTGCTGGTAAATTTGGTCCAATTTTTACACCACCCCAAACTTCATTAATCCATATCCAATCAATATGCTCACCTTCTAATAAATTTTCTTTTGTTCTTTGTTTAAATATAGATGTATCATAGATTGCATTCTTTGTTTTCTTAAAAGTTTCATCAATAATTTCCTGAGTTACTTCCCCATCTGATTCAATCTTAGTTAAGTGTCCAACTTTTCTTTGAGTTTTCCAATAGATAGTAGCAACTCTCATTAAGTTACCTTCACCCCACATTGAAACATCTTCATTTTCATTTAATATTTCACTAAGTATATCACCACCTTTTGCTGGATCATCCCAATAATTACTTGTAAATTGTCTATATGCTAATCCTGGTGCGTTTGTATTCCACTCATGTGATCTAGTTGCATCATAATATGCACCATCATTTTGATATCCGCTTACTTGATACTGTGCTGATCTAGCAGGATATATTTGTTGTAGTGACTCTAGTTGTTTACTATCCATTAAATATCCATATCTATCTACTACATCAGATACAGTCATTAAATCTACTTTTCCAGCATAGTTAGAATCTGCTATATATCTTTGATCTGGAGATTTTTGATAGAAAGTTAATACTGGATTCCATAACTCTACATCATAGTCATCTTCTAACATACGGAAATGCCAAAACTCTCTATCTGCAATAAGCATATCTTGAAATCCTCTTTCTTCAAGTTCTTGCATTTTGAATCTTTCTTCATCTACTGCAAGTTGGTGGGATGCCCACTCTTCTACCATACTTCTATAAGACTTACTAAAAAAGTCTTCTATCTCTGGTAATGATTTTAATCCTTCTGGTGATAATTGTTTTTGTGCTTCTTCTGATGCGGGATCCATACCCATTTCAATCATTTTCTGCACTAAGTTTTTTTCAGCATCAGCTAATAATGCTGATTCTATATCTACCTTTTTAGCTTCTAACATCTCATTATAAGATGCATCATCTACAGCTCTAAATTGAACTTTAGAATACCTTTTAGCAAACTCACCTGTTAATACATTAATGACATTAGGGACAATAGGATAAAACTTTAATTCTAGTGCTGATTCATTTTCAGCTGTAAGAGTATCCATTAGATCTTTATAATCATTATCTGGCTCAACTATATAATCTGTTTTATCAATTATACCTTTTGCAAGTTTATAATTTTTAAGTAATCTTCTAGCATTTACACGTAAAAATTCTATACCTTGAAGTTCTAACCAATCTAAATTCCATGCGGCCCAGTCATCTGTTTTTTCTTTATACGGTAGAAACTGAATAGGTTGTGTTAAGCTTGAAAATGTAGGACCTCCTTCAGCCTTGGCCCCATTTTTCATTTGCATTGCATTTAATACTCTCATATCAGTTTTCTATTTTATATTTTTAAATCCAGATCTTCTTGGTTTAGAAGATCCAAAAGACTTATTACGACCAATATTTCTAAAGGCTCCACTATACTTTAATTTACTCATTTTTTCTGAATTAACCAAGGAATTATCTTCTGATTCACGTCTCTTAGTATATCCTCTATTTGACTGTTGTATTTTAACAAATGCAACTAGTGCACCAAAAGCAACTAATCTATCTACGTTTAATCCAGGGTAATAAGCTAACATTTCTTTTAATAACATAGGATCTGGTATTCTTGATATACCTAATGTTTGAGTCATTACGTTACCTTCAGTATCAGTTTCTTCATCTATTACTTCTCTAAGAAATTCTATAGCGTAAGATATTAAATGACTTTTAAATAAGTTACCTGTATTTTTCCATCCGTATTCTTGATATACAGTTCTGTTTGATCCTAAATCTTTTAAAAATAAAATTTGTTGTTTAGGAACTAAGTATCTTTGTTTTTTTCTAGCAATCATGTGCTGGATAAAAAGAGATATGTTATTCTCTACTAATGTCCATGCATTATACCATTCAATAATTAATTCTAACCTTTCATGTGTTTTATTTATATCATCAAAACGTCCACACCATGCTGCAACAACTTTATCTTTTTCAATAAATTGTTCTACGTCACCTCCTGCTAAAGTTCTTGTAACTTCAACAGCATTCTTATAAACAAATATACTACATAATGAATCTGATGTTGTTGTTTTACCTTCTGACACAGGGTCAATAGAAGCATAATACATTCCAAATGCGGGTTTTGGTACAGGTCTTTCCCAAACAACAATAGTACCTGTTTTATCTACTTCCTTTTTGTTAACAGGAAAAGTTGTTATTGGTAACTTACTTGTACGCTTGGCTATTACACCTGTCTCATCCCTATCTAAAGCTATAAGTTCATATGAATATTCTTTTTCTTCAATTCTTTTAATTTGCTTACTTAAAATTCCTTGTGGAAATACAGATTCTTTTCTATATGCAAAAGCTTCAGCAATATTTAAAGGTTTCTGAGATATTCTTAATTGAAATTGTTCTCCGCTTAATTCATTTTTCCATCTATCTCTTTCTATATTTATAGCTATAACAGCTTCTTCAACCTGAGAGTTACCATAATTATCTATATAAGGTGGCATAGACCACTGTTCTGGAATAAATAATCCTGCCATACCTATTGTACCATCAGCGTCCATTAAGTTAGTTTCTACAGCATATATATCATTTGCCCCAGGATTTAAGATCATTTCTTTTAGTGGATTACATTGTTCTAAATCACCCACTGATCCAGCAGCTATAAATTGCCCAGTTGTTATCATACCTGAAGACATTGCAGGACGTAGGTATTCGTAGGTCTGCATCATGTTTTTAGCAATACCCGCCTCCTCATGAAAGAAATATGTACATGGTCCACCTACTCCTGTAGTAGCATTTTTTTCAAATGATGCACCTTGTATCTTTGATTTAAGACCTCTAGAAGTTTTTCTGTTGTTTATTTTAACTTCAATTTGTTGTTGCCATAATAATACTTTCTCAGGATTACTAGGTCTATACCATGCAGTATGTTCATTAAGAAATGTTTTATATTCTTCTAAAAACTTCCATGATCCCTTATCATTAATATAATCTTTTAGTGAAGCACCAATTTTACATATAGATCCTTCTTCAAACCAATATTGATTTATGATTTTACCCATATGAAAATAAGAAGAAGCTATCTGACGTTTTTTTAATATAGCAACATGCTGATTATTTAATTCAGATATTACTTCATACAATGCCATATGATATTGAGCATCCCTTACTTTAGCAAAACCGTAATGCTTTTCTTCCTTATCAAAAATTGGTAAGAAGTTTAACCACATATAATAATCTCTGGTTAGGTACCAAACTTTTTCTTTATCTTTGTATATAACACCTGTTCTACATTTATTCTTTTGATCTTGCCAATAAGCTATAAAATCTTTTGATCTAAATGGTGCATTACAATAAAATCCTTCTGAATTAAATATTTGAGCTTGTTCATTAAATAATAATGCTACTTCATTAAACTCATACATACCAGGTTCTTTAAATATAGACTCTAGGTATTCTCTAAAGTCTATATCCGTGGCAAACTCTGTAGTTCCCCATTCACCATTCTCATATGTAGGTATAACTCTACTCATCCACTAATATAGCATATACATCACCTTCTTGAATAAGTAAATGCTCTATTCCATCATGCATCATTGTGGTTGGTAAACAATGATCAGTATATTGTACCATATCACCTATTTCCATTTCACTAACATCTTTACCTTTACCTATTACAGTTCCTTTGTACTCTACTTTTCTAGCTATTTCTGGAATAAATATTCCACCTTTACTAACTTCTTCTTGTTTTTTTGGTTTCAGTAGAAGTTTCTTTCCTACTGGTATTACTTTTTGTGCCATGTTGATTTGTTTTTGATTTATTGTTTTTATAGTCTATTTCATCCCAATAACAAAAATGCCATTGTGTTTTGTCTTTACTCATTTAAATTTGATCATATGCTAAACCTGCGCCTCCTCTTACTGCACTTTCTTGTTCTTGTTGCATGTCTGTAAATGCACCTTTATAAGATTGTCTTATTTGTTCAAACTTTGCAGCAGCATTAATCATAGAATTCATGTTACCATCTCTACCATGCTCAATAGGGGTTACCTCCATATACCTGGCTAATCTGTCTAACATAGCTTTAATACCTACATACGCTCTATACGTAGGTGTTTCATACATTTGCTTACACATATCCATTGCATATCTTATCTTACCATCTTCTGGAGATTCTTCTAAGCCAATCTCTTCAATAATAATATCTTCTTTCTCATGTTCCGGAAGATTAAAGAATGGATTTAAATCTGGGTTAGGACATGACATATAAAATAAATATTGATATACTTGCATATGTGTGTCAGGATATTTATCTATAATTGCTTTTAAAAATGGTAAAGCATAACAATGTTCTGTTAATACAACTTTACTATTTTGGATATCAAATAATCTTATTACCATAATTTATATATTTTATACTGCATCAATATAAGCTTTTATTGTAGCATATGAATCAGTAACATATAATGCTAGTGCTGCCATATATATTACACGAACATTTATAATAGTTCCATCTGCTTGATGTGCTGATCCTACACCTAAAAGTGCAGTAGGATTTATTGCTAATAAAGATTCTGAACCTGGTACTATATAAAGTGTAGGGGGATTTGTTGCAGGAAGTGTTTGTGCTAAAATAACTTGTGTTAATTGAATTGATGCCATTATTGATTATCTTTTAACCACATTATAATTGAATTTACTTCATCTTTTAAATATGGTAGTTCATAAATTTTTATATCTTCTAATACAGGTTCTCCATTAACATGTTCATTGATTGGATAACCATTTGTATCTTCACCTACTTGTTTAAACTTTACATGTTGTATAGTAAGTTTACCTATTTTAAGTTTGGGGTTATGCTTCTTAATAATATACGCATAAATACTCAATTGTAAGCTATAGTGGTTAAGATTGCAGTCATCTAAATGATTAAGAGGCTTAAACATTTTATTAGTAATACCTTCCCAATTAGTAAACCCTTTTTCTTTTATTTCTTTATTTGTCTTATAATCATTGATATTTATATATCCATTTACTACTTCTACTATATCTGCTTGACCACATAAACCTACTGATTTTAAGTATGTTAAATGTTCAGGATATACACCATCTACTAACTTTTGTTTAGGTGCAAACTTAATACCTTTATCATCTATAATAGGTTTTATAATAGGAACCTCAACACCATGACGACCTATAGTATTTAACTCCATCATATCCGACTCTCTTTGGTTATGATAAAAATTACCTAAAGTAATTGCCCTATTTGTCTCTCCATCCCATGCTGCAATTATTTCTTTAGGTGTCATACCATACCACTTTGACCTTTTATTTTTTGATGATTTCTTTGCTTGACCATCTCTGTCAAATTTTGGTTTAAACTTTGCAATAAATGAAGTTACACTTAGCCAGTTTATTTTTTCTTCATCTGTGCTTTCATACACATGACCTTCTTCAATAAATTTTAGTCCCATGGTTTTGTTTTTAAGTACTTGTTGTTGTGTAAATAGGTGTCATTGGATACCCTGTATCCAAGTCTGTACTTGTTAATCCAATATATGGATTAGGTGGGTAATTAGTTATATAAGTAACACCTTGTTGAGTTTCATTAGTTAATAAAGTAACTGCTTCTTCAACAGATATTTGTTCCTCCGCTAATAATTCTTCTACTATTTGTTCTTTAGTTAACTTGCTCATTGTCTATTTGTTTAGTTATTATTTCTTCTTGTTCTTCTGTTGTATAAGCATCCCAGTATCCTTTTGGACACTCTGATGATAATGACCTAACCTTAAAAGCTAAAGAACAACCGCAGTCACTACAACATGGTTGAGTACCAGGTACTAAACAGTTATCACCCTTAGCATCAAATAAAGAACATCCTATACATATCTGAAATCTATGTGTTGCAGCAGCCTCAACGTGTTCTTTTTTAAATATGGTATTTGTAATACCATCTACAATTGCATCAGCATTTTTAAATGCATCAAGATATTTACTCCATTTAGTTTTTGACATTTTTAAATTCTTTTTTATTTATTATATCTTTTTCTAACTGAATCATTGCATTTTCCATTTGAAGTATATTTTTTTGTATATCTTCACTTTTTGCAAATCCATTATAAGTTCTTTTAGCTATATTTCCCAAAAGACTTTTATTCTTAAGTATAGACTTCTCTAACTTATTTTTTCTTAAGTGGAATGTACCTAATCCTTCTACATTAATTCTAGGAAAAGATAATACAGATAAATTCTGTCTAACTTTTGCATAGTAAAAAGATACAAAATCATCTACCACAGAAGGGTGCACACCCACTTCATCTGAAATTCCTTTTTTAAATTCTTTATGACTCTTTGGATTCACGTCCTAAAATTTTGTAATCTAATAATACTATTCCAGAAGATTGCACATTAATGTCTGGATTAAGTGAAATAGTTTTTTTGTTATTTCCTTTTTTAACTAATAAGTTTTTCTTTTCTGCTTTCGTAATAGCATTTCTAGCTGATTGAGAACTTTTAAATATGTCTTGATCAACTGTATAATTACAAAACTTAGTCATTTCCATATCCTGAAATTTTGCTAATTCCGTTAAGAATTTTAAATCAGAATTACTTATCAATGTATCATTAAAGAAACAATATGTAACTATTTGATACTTTATTAAAACATCAATATCTACTTGATGTTTTAAATCTACTTTATTTACTATAGCCATAATTATAAACTCATTATCATATCAACGAAATCAGGATCTGGATAACAATCCATTTTATCCTTTCTTACATTAGTATGTGTTAACAAACCTTTTATTTTACCGTAGTGTGCATCTCTTTGAAAATCAAATCCTTTTAGTGGACCGTATTTTTTTATAAATTGCTTAAGACCTAATCTAATATCTATGCTGTCTCTTTCACCTACGTATCTAATCCACTTTTCAGTTTCTTTAATTTGTGCTTCTGAATATTTATGCCAAAATAGTTTGCCTTTAAAGTGCTGAGGTAATTCACGCACTTGATCTGATATACATTTTGAACCTACATATGTAGTTTTATCTACACTATCTAAATATCCCATACTACATATTTCTAATCCAACTGAGTGACGGTTCATAAACCCTGATCCTGTTTTACCTAAATGCCATCCTTGAGATCCTTTAGGAAATGCTTGCACCATTACACCATCAAACTCATCATCTCCATTCCGGTGACTAATACCACCTAATACAAACTCAGTTGCTACTCTTCCTCTTTTATCTCTACTCCAATGATCTATTGTTCTATAAGGATTATTACTTCCTGCTGTATGATGTAGAAATATATATTCATTTTGTATAGGACCTTTAACATATTCTTCTTTAGGTAAGTAATGTCTATGTATTCTTTGATCAAAGTTAGTTTGAAAGTATTGTGTAGTAATATCACTATCTTCATCAATACCTAGTTCTGGAAAATATTCTATATTAAGTACAAGTACCCACATATCTGCATCAACTACTCCAGTTATCATTAAATCTTTGTCCAGTTGAAACTTCTCTACAGCTCTTTCTGTTATTGGTCCAAAGTGACCATCATCGGTAAGTCCTAATTTAGCTTGTAGTGTTTTAACATCAGAACCTTTGCTACCTAACTTAAGCTGTCTCATTGTCCATAGCTTTAGCCATTGCTTCTTGAAAAGCTTTACCATCTGCTGAATCTAAATCTGGACCACCTTCACCTTTTTGTGCAGCGTATTGTTGAGCCATATACATTTGTGCTTGCATACGCTCTGCTCTAGATTTTTCAATAGCAGCTAATAAACCTTCGTAATCAGCTTGTACTTCTAAGTGAGGGATATTGTCTTTGTAGAATGCAGTGATTTCTTCTCTGCGTTTTGCAAGTTCTTCTTTACTCATTTGAGGATCCTTGTCTTGTAATTCTGGGTTGATTTGTTTTACTGACATCTTTAGTTTTTTAAATGTTTATAAAACAAAGATATACAATAATAGTTTAAATCAAAAAAGTTTATTGGTTTATTTTAAATAAGTTTATTTTTTCTTAGATTTAGCTCCAGAACATTTCCAACGTTTACGAGATAAGTTATTCGGAGTGTTTGGATCATTTGCTTTTTTCTTAGATACTCTTTTCTTAATACCTAAACTTCTTGCACAGTAGCTATCACCTTTAGAGGTGCCAGGTTTTACCCGTGGCCCTCCTCCTTTAGCTTTTCCTGCTTGTCCGTAACTAACTTTTTTACCACTAGCTGTTACTTT